TGTCACGCAGTGATCTGCCGGTTTCTTTGCTGATTTCTTTAGCCAGCCCGCGCCCGTCGATGTTCTTGCTGATGTATTTGGCGATGTAGCTGGTCGGCGTGCCCTTGCGCGGGTTGATTAGCTCGGACTTGAAGCGCGGCCCGGTATTGGTGCCCAGCTCCTCGCGGTCTTCACGGATGGCAAACCTGCGCAGCATCGCAGTGATGGAACGGCGGTCTTTTTTGCGCATGAAGCAGAGAAGATGCCAGTGCACGGTGCCGTCATGGTGCGGCTCTGCCACGCGGACGCCATACCAGCGCAGCCCCACCTTGTGCATTGCCTTGCGGAAAGCGGCGAACGTATCAACCAGATAGTCACTGCTCTGACGGACGGTGGCGCTGGTCCACTTCGGATTAGGTCTGCCGTTGTTGAGGGTTGCGTGGAAGCGTGACGGACAGGTGATGGTAAAGAACACTGCGCAGTCTCCGCGCATTTCCGCGATCAGCTCCAGTCCCTTAACACAGGCCATCATTTCATTACGGCGGTGTGCCGGGTTGCTGTTGCTGGCGTTCACCACGTCTTCCATGTCCAGCGTGTCGCCGTCTTCGTTGACCAGCTCATGCGAGCGGAAGAACTCCAGCGATTTGCGGCGCTGCTCGCGTTTGTGGATCACGGCTTCATAGCTGACATACGGGGACGCTTTTTTGTTGACCAGGCAGACGGCGCGCAGATGTTCCTCCCGCCACTCGCAGCGCATCTGCCACAGTTTGCGATACCACCAGTCCGCGCACAGCATACGCGCCAGCGATGGTGGGATCAGTTCATAAGGCACCGGCTTGCGGCGGCGCTTTTTGCGGCGTAACCGTTCAAACGCTGGCGGGATGACCTCAAGGCGCATGGCTTCTGCAGCAACCCTTTCCCATGCCTGGCGGATTTCTTCTGGTTTAACATCGTCACTGACAAACAGATCACCGCAGGCCGCATCAAGACACGTGCTCATATGTGCCGCAACCAGCGTGGAAAGGCGCTTGACCTGATCCTGATTCATTTCAGGCAGTACCAGCAGCCCCTCCAGCCCGTCATGGCTCGCCATGAACCGGAAAGACGCAGACACCTGACTGTCACGCACGCGCTCCAGCCGCTCAAGACACGGCCTGATTGTTTCGCGCAGGTAGCGGGAATAAGCCTTTGCCCTGCCCAGGCTATGGAAATATTTAATCCGTTCCAGCAAAGGCTTGCTGATGTGGGGCGGCATGGCGTTAACGTCAGCCAGAATGACCAGATCAGGATGAAAACGCTGCTGCTCGCGCGCCATTTTGGCACGACTAATCAGCCGGTCCTGCTCCATTTCGCGCTGGACAGGATCGCGGGACTCATTGAAGAAATAGCGTTCCCAGACCTCATCACTCAGCGCTTCACGGCGCAACTGCTCCTGCTCGTTATCCGCAGCGTAAAGAGCGATCAGGTTTGAAAGCGCAGACTCCGGCGCAACTTCCGCCGGGTCCAGATATGGATTAACCGCTTTTTTTGGGTTATTCCATGGAAAGGCCACGGCGGCCTCATTCGAGCCGCCGGTGGTTGCTACATTGTGGGACGCGAACTTGCCTACCGTCACGCCCGCACCTCTAAAATAACCGAGCACACATCCCCGTGGGTGGAATAAACCCGGTTAAAGCGTGTTGCTCCTGAAACGGCGATTATTTCCGCTGCGGACTTACTATCACCGGCAGCCACGCCCATGCTGCGCTTTGCAGTGATGCGATGGCGGGTAAAATTACGATAAAGCGAACGGGTCAGGGACGTGTCGCTGTTGGACACGATAACCGGATGACCTTCTGATGACCGGCGTTCAAGAATAGACGCCAGATGATACTGATCGTCCTCCGTAAAACCGGCAGTGTGATAAGCGGTAAACGTGCCATCGTATGGCGGGTCACAATAAACAACATCACCCGTCCGCAGCAGCGCCAGTGTTTCGTCATAGCTGGCACAGATAAACGTTGCGCGTTGAGCCTTTTCTGCAAAAGCGCGTATCTCATTTTCAGGAAAATACGGATTTTTATAATTACCGTAAGGGACATTAAAATGACCGCTCAAGTTATAGCGGCACAGCCCACGATAACCATGACGATTCAGATAAAGGAAATATACTGCTTTCATGAAATCAGTAATTTCAGAGGAATGATTAAATTCATGCCTAATGTTGTAATAAGCCACTTCTCTATTCGCAATCGCAAAAATATTTTTTGCGCGTGATATGAAAGCTTCACAATCAAGGGCAATTTTTTTATAGAGATTGATAAGATCGGGATTAATATCCGCGACAAGATAATGAGGATAGTCTGTCGCCATCATTACAGCGCATGAACCCGCGAAAGGTTCAACCAGTCGCGGGCCAGCAGGAAGGTGCTTAATCATTTCCGGCATGATGGCGGTTTTATTTCCCGCCCATTTCAGGATAGTGCTCATACAGCACCCCCGTTGTAGTGTTTGCCTTTCAGCTCTGCAATTTCCTGACAAGTGACGCAGCACTGCACACCCGGAATGGCGCGGCGGCGAGCTGGCGGGATCGGCGCATCGCAATCAATGCAGAGAACACGGGAAACGCCCGGTGCCTTATTGCGGGCGGTGTGGATGTGGCGCTGGCGTTCTTCTTCAACGCTCTGCTGTACGAGGTCCATTGAATCAGCCATCAGTGGATCTCCTGCGCTTCGTTCTGAATCTTCACAGCTTCCTGACGCAGCAGCTCAGCCGCTTCCGTGTGGTTAAGCTGACGTGACACGATACGGGCAGCTAAAGAATCCAGACGCGCAGCCATCACATCTGCGCGTCCCCGGCGTTCTTCTTTGCGTGCCTCAGTCAGCAGCAGGTTGAGTCCAGCATCATCTGGTCCTGTTTTAATGGTACGGGTTTCAATATTTCGCATCGTTGTTTCTCCTGAATTTGGGCAATAAGAAGCCCGGCGGGTTTACGCCATTAATTTCTGTTGTGGGTTAATTCGGCATGGTTAGCCGCTTTGGAAATAAGCTCACCACTGCACGAAAATGATTCATTGCTTTCACCAGTTCCCGCTTTTCGTCAGTAGTCAGATCACTAATATTGACGCCGTGACGTTCTGCCGGAATTTTTGCCATATAAAAAATGGCTGCCAGTGCCCGCTCATTCTGTTTATTATTTACGTCGCGTGGGTCGCGCATATCTTTAATAAACCTTTCAAGCTCCGGCTCAATATTCAGACCAAACACTTTAGCCCTCAATTCCGCAATATGGTTCAGTCCATCCAGGCGTTTACCGGGGCTTAATGGAACAGTCGCCGTAGCGCCTTCAATAGCCATGATTTCCCCTGTTTGGTTGTGGACAGGTCAGCCAGCAGTTCATCCTGAGAGCGGCACGGGTGCCAGCGCTTACCATCCTTCCCCATGATCCAGCCATGACCGTAGTGCATTGCCGGGCTTTGCTTTACAAGAAGTGACGCGAAAGATGGTTCTTTAGTCAGCATAACCACCTCAGATCAGGCCGAACGAAGCGCCGAGGCCCGTCACGGTATCCATCGCGCTTGCCATCGCCGGGTTAGCCTGCAAACGCGCCTGCATGGAAACGGCAGCCAGTGCCATCAGACGAGTTACAGAGTTAATGCTGCTGATAACATCGCGGCGGCCTGCGGTGGTTTTCACATCGCCCGATACGGCACCGGCAGCAACACGTCCGATTTCAGCAGTAGCGCTCATGACGTAATGCGGCAGCTTATCTTTTGCCACTTCGTTCATCGGTACGCATGGCAGGCAGTGAATCTGAGCCAGAAAGCCGTCAACCAGCGTGGAGTCCTCAGTAAGATCGGTAAGAAGCCAGATTTCCGACGGCGTGAGCTGATGCGGTTGCTCCGGATTCAGTTTGTTACGCAGCGTCTGGACGTTTATTCCCGCACGTTCTGCCAGCTTCGCCATGTTGTGACGCAGCGCAAAAGCCCGGCAGGCTTCGTCAAAGTGCGGATGTTTGGAAACACGATAATCAAACATGATGTAAATCCTTTTCTATCCCAAAATGGAACTATCAGGCTTGCATTGTGACTTCGCAGCCTTGGGCTGCTTCCATCGTCAATGCGAACATGTTGATTTCGATAAGGCTGTTAACTCCGGCTTTTTTCCTGATGGGCAGGCGGTTTTCACGGATCATTTGGCGGGCATAGCTTTGCTTGTAACCAGTGCGGCGGCAAAACTCATCCAGAGTGATGAATGGCTCTGATACCACAAGGTTAATGCTGGGGCGCATTGAAAAATTACGATTCATGATGCACTATTCCTCAGTTTGAGCGACGAACTCACTATTCGTCACTGTTTAACACTATTCAAAACATCTTGAATCGAGATATTAGGATCACCAAATGAACATGTCAACACGAAACTTAACGAATAAAGATGACATTCGCTTGATTCGAGATTTCATCTCACAAAATAGAGGTGGGAAAGAGGTTATTGCTCGCATACTCGAAGCATATGGATTTACCACGCGAATCACGCTGTGCAAGCAGCTTGGCGTGTCTCAGAGCACTATGGCTAACAGATATGCTCGCGATACTTTTCCAGCTGATTGGGTCATCGTCTGCCATCTCGAAACGGGGGCATCGTTAACCTGGCTTAGCACCGGGGTTGGCAGCAAATTCGTAGATGGGCGGGATGACCAGTCGGTACATCTAAAGCGCATCGACATCACAAATGGGAACTTAACACCCCAAAATGATGTAGTGGTTGATGTTTCAACCATTCCGGAAGGTTTACATTCACCATTCATTTTGACGTCTGATAAAACTACTTACATGGCTGACAGCTACGACGGCGAGTTAGTAGATGGCTTTTGGTTCATTGAGATCGATGGGATTGCAAGCGTACGCGAGGTATATCGATTTCCTGCCGGGCGTGTGCGGATAGAGAACGGGAAAGCATCGTTTGAATGCGCCGTTAAGGACGTAAAAGTTTTAGGCAAAGTAATTAGTAAAACTGAGTTCATGGATTAACAAATATTTGTAAGGAAGATCATATGAAAAAAATCATATCAGCATTATTGATAAGCGCTTCTTTCACTGTATTTGCAGCACCAGAGCAATACAAAAGCGTCAGTGAATTAATGGATGATTATAACGATTACTCATCTTACAACGTCAAGGGAGTTGAATACCCGGCATTTAAGGTTTTAGCGCAAAATCCTTTGCATATTCAAATATCACCAAGCATCTATTCTAAAGATTCAAAAGAAATAAAATATGAGTCAGATAAAGCGTCCGTTTACGCTGTATACCGTACTCTTTTTCAGACTCCAGCTAAAAGCGTGAAAGTTACAGTCCTACCTTTATCCATTGACCTCCAAACCAAAAAATTTGAATACCTAACTGCGGAAAAATTCGATTTTTCCATAACCAGAAAGCAAGCGGAAAATCTGTTGCGTAAGTACGGCAACATCCGTAACCCTGACCAATTAATGACCGCAAGCGGAAGCTGGAGCGATAACTTCAAAAATTGCTGCTATCTGGAAGAGGGTAAGCCAGGCTTGACCAAATTTGCTCAAGACCTCATTTCTCAAAGGTAAAATAATTGGCTGTAACAAAACTATCTAATGGTAAGTGGCAGGCTCAGGTCTTCCCCAACGGTAGGGATGGGCGGCGCATTCGTCGTCAATTCGCCACCAAGGGGGAAGCCATGGCCTTTGAGCGCCACATTAAGGATCAAGCGCAGGACAAGCCCTGGCTGGGAGAAAAAGCAGATAAGCGGCGAGTTACTGACCTTGTTGAAACCTGGTTCAACGCTCATGGCGTTACACTCTCTGATGGCCTCAAGCGTAAGGGCGCAATGGAATTTGCCTGCTTTGCTATGGGAAACCCTCTCGCTACTGAATTTAACGCCAAACTTTTTGCAACCTACCGTGAACAACGTTTAAGCGGGAAAATTACACGTTCTGATCGGGTAAAAGCAGTGACTCCCCGTACCGTTAATCTTGAGCTGGCGTATTTCCGCGCCATGTTCAACGAACTGAAAAGACTGGGTGACTGGAGTGCGCCCAATCCGCTCGAAAACGTCCGGGAATTTAAAATTGATGAGGCAGAGCTGGCCTGGCTGACAGTTGAAGAAGTTAAGCAGCTTCTGGCTGAGTGCGAGAAAAGCAAGGCGGAAGATTTAGTGACTATAGTAAAGATATGCCTTGCAACCGGCGCACGATGGGGCGAGGCGGAGTCACTGACAGGCAAGCAAATAAGCCCCGGCAAAATCACTTATATCAAAACCAAGGGCAAGAAAAACCGCGCCGTTCCAATAAGTGATGAGCTTTACGAAATACTCCCAAAAGTAAGAACATCGAAACCAGTCTTTACGGGGTGCTATTCTGCGTTTCGTGGGGCAATTAAGCGAGCGGGGATTGAGCTACCTGACGGGCAGTTGTCACACGTTCTACGGCACACATTTGCAAGCCACTTTATGATGCGCGGGGGTAACATTCTTGTACTGCAGCGTATCCTTGGACACACTGATATTAAGGTGACGATGCGTTATGCTCATTTCGCCCCAGACCATCTGACAGAAGCAGTGGAGTACAACCCCTTAAATCTGATTTGATGGCAGCAAAATGGCAGCAAACCTATTCACTATGCTTTCATATTCCCCACTATTCGATGGCGCAAGGCGTTGAAAATAAAGTAACTTATTGTTTTATAAGCCTTAAGTTTGGGACTCATAATCGCTTGGTCGCTGGTTCAAGTCCAGCAGGGGCCACCAAATTTTAGCTTTAGAATCATATAATTAAGCCACTCTAACGAGTGGCTTTTTCTATGTAACTGACAGTGTTCCATTATCGTTACATGGCATCTTAACTGAACCCGATCTCGATCCAGACCCCAATTGTATGACGCAGATCAGAACACACTTAACTCCCCCTCACCTGCCGCCTTGTGGATCAGTTTTGAAGATTAGCTTTTGTATCGAGTGACATGGCGGTAAATTTTTTTCGTTACAAAAATGGCGAGTATGCCCAGCAGAATTGAAGCTAAGCCAAGGAAAATCAATAAAGAAAGGATATGACTAAACAAGCCACCAAAGCTTGTAAAATCACCCAATCGAGCAAACTGCTCCGGAGTGAGTACACGAACGACGATCTCTGGAATAGTTAGAAAGAAAATAATCACCACTAGAACATAAATTGCCACTCTACCGCTTTTTTTCATTTTCTTCCTTGCCCCCTATGACAATGATGATCAATTATTGACAGGGTAATGTTACAACAAGGGAAATTACAATGGCAGACGGCTATGCAAAAATGAAGTTGCAATCAGAAAGGAATCTAGCCCTGGCGCTAACCAAAGCATTGCGAGAAATACAAGCTACCAATATGAGTGCTATCGAAAATCTAAAGCTTGGTACACAACGTATAATTAACTATGGTTCGTGCCTGATACCAGACGATTACTACCGCAATACCTGTCGCGAGCTAATAAATGAAGACCGCCGTCTCACATTAGCACTTGCCGAAATCTATAACCGAAACGATGTTGCTCTTGATATGGTTGAGATTTACTTTCAGAAAACTCTCAAAAGACTGGGAGAGCAAAAAAGTAACAATCTCGCTGCATTTCTTAAAAAGGAATTAGGCGATAAGGCTTATGAGTACGCTGAGAAATCTAGCAAACTAGCGCTGTCCTTAACTATTGCAAAGCTGATAATCAGTAGCGGCGATTTTCACGAGTCGCATATCAGAATGGTTAATTCTTTATCATCAATGTATGTTAACGGTGCTATAATCTATTCCAAAGCACAGGTGGCGGCGCTAGCAGCTAATAAGCTCAAATTTCAGGACTCTGCATATTACCAGGCATTGTACCAACAGAATCTGGAGATGCTTTACTTTCTTATTGAACCGCAAATGACAAAAATAATTTATCAAATTGAATCAGGTGGCAACAATGAGGAAATAATCGGCGATGCTTTATATGAGTTATTAAGAAGATGAAACGAGCAATATTATGGTTTTTGCAATCATATATTTATTATATCCCTATAGCGCTCATCGTTGCTGGTGCTTATCTTTTTGCGCGTTTCATCCCTGACTATTTTGGTATTCTTACCCTGACATGGATCATCATCGTTACCTATTTTTATGTAAAACATAATCGTTGGTTTTGATGGAAATCAGGAACCCCACATGCCACATGCGCACAAGAAAAAAGCCAGCCCCACACTCCCACGGTGTTGGCCTTGCTTTAAAGCAGTGATATTCACAACAGGTTAAAACACGTAACACATGCCCAGCGTAAATTCGTTAGAGACAATATGCGCCTTCATCTGCTCATCCTTTAAGCCACGCATGTTCGCATAGTTGTTATATCCACTGTCGATCTTACCCATATCGAAATAGTGCCCCGGTCGACATACAGACGCTCACCGCCTAAGTGCTCTTTCTGTTTGCCGCCAGAACGGTAGCCAGGATCATCGCGATCGGCAGGGCGACTACAATAGCTTTCATCTTCATCAACACTCCTTTGGAAAAGCATTCCGCACGGCGAACCATCGTCTGCCGGTGTCAGTAAAAGTCAGTGACACGAAGCGTAAGCACTCCCGAAAGGGCAAACTATTCGGGGGAATACGCGTTTTACCTGGTAATTTTAAGTAGGGACTGGTCTTGGTTTTAAAGCGATTGCTAGTTATTTCAACGGATTAGCGCTTATCATCAAAAGCAACCTGCTCATTTCATCTTTTACGCGCCCATCTTCACATTCTGCAATTCTAAAGAAATCCCCCATCGCGCCGATCATCATCCGTGTGTATTATTTCCAGTAGCTTTTACAACAACTAACCTTAACTCAAATACTTAAGCGCCAGAGCGAAAGGCATCATGAGCACACCGATCAAACGGCTAGAAATCATTAAAAATGCCATTGAGCTGGAAGATGACGACATCAT